ACGGCACGCACGGTGATGAGCGTGCAGCCGACAGCCAGCCCTGCGTTCACCGGCGCGGCGACGTTTGCCAACACGGGCGACGTTGTTCCGCTGACCGTCACAAACGCAGGCACGGCGAATAGTTTCGTCGTCAACGACGCGAGCGGGGATACGACGCCGTTTGTGATTGATGCGAGCGGGAACGTTGGCATCGGCGTCTCCAGCCCTACGCACAAAATAGACTGTGGCGGGGAGTTCCGTTTGCGCGGCACCGGCCCATCGTCGGAGGCCGGAAAACTTCACCTGTACTATGTCAGCGACACAAACAGAGCGACGATCACAACTGGCTCGTCAGGGGAAATAATTGTTGAGACAGGCGCGTCGTCGCCTGCCACCCGCCTCACCATCTCCTCCACCGGCACCGCCACGTTCGCGGGGCAAGTCCTCGTCACCGCAGGCAGCGGCAGCAGCGGCTCCTACAAGCCGGGACTGGCGATCAGCGGCGACGACGATACGGGCATCCATCAAGTCAGCGGCAACGCCAATACGCTGTCGATTGTCACCAACGGCACCGAGCGGGTGCGGGTGAAATCGGATGGCGAGGTTCTCATCGGCAGTACCACCGATCAAGGAGCGTTCAAGTTACAGGTCACAGACTCCGCATGGATTGACAACCTGTACCTCAGCACCACTACGAACTGGGGCAGGCTAGCGATCAACCACAACGGGGCGACTACGTTCGCCGCTGGATGGAATAACACAGATACAGGAAGTACTGGTCAGACAACGCTCAACATTCTTCGCAACGGCACGTCGGTTGGAAGCATAACGACGACAAACGCAGCGACTGCGTTTAATACCTCGTCCGACTACAGACTGAAAGACGACGTGCAGGCGATGGATGGCGCAACCGCACGGCTTGCGTCATTGCGGCCAGTCACATGGCAGTGGCGAGTTGGCGGCGTCGGAGAGGGATTCCTCGCCCATGAACTCGCAAACGCAGTACCGCTGGCGGTGACAGGAGAAAAGGACGCTGTTGGAGGCGACGGAAAACCGATCTGGCAGAGCGTTGACTTGTCCAAGTTGGTGCCGCTGCTGGTAGCCGCACTGCAAGAGAGCAACGCACGCATCGCCGCACTAGAGGAGCGACTGAGCCATGCCTGAGATTCCCACGCTGTACGCTGCCGAGCCGCTGTCTTACGCAGCCACGTACGACCGCTTGTGGGTCCGCGAAATCGTAGTGTCCAGTGTCACGGGCGGCGAAGCCGAAGCCCGCGTGACGCTTGTCCGTTTCCGCACCACCGAGACCGGCGTCGAAGAGGCGCCCGTCGAGCCGATCCGGCTCCACGTGCGCGACCTGCTCGCGGGAGCGGAGGCAGACCAGGACCTCGCGGCGGCGGTTGGGGCGTTGATGAACTACGTCGCGAAGGTCGGGCAGCAAGAAGGCGTGGTTGCAGGGCCGGACGCGTGACCGCACCCCCTCACATCAAGGCCGCCCACAGGGCAAAGTGATGCCATGCCGTTCTACAGCCTCCCTTCCGGTGGATCGCCCGTCCTGGCCGGCGTGACTGCGCCGACGGGTGGCGTCGGCAACGTCGGCGATTTGTTCCTCGACAGCGTCGGGCGAAAGCTGTACGGGCCGAAAGATTCTGGCGGCTGGCCAAGCGGTCCGATCGATCTTGCGGTCACCGGCCCGACAGGCCCGACCGGTGCTGTCGGTGCGACAGGAGCTGCGTCTACAGTCACCGGCCCGACTGGCTCGATCGGCAGCACAGGACCGACCGGAGCCTCTGGCGTCACAGGTCCGACCGGTTCGTCTGGATCAGCAGGCGTGACAGGGTCCACAGGCCCGACCGGTGCTGCGTCGAATGTAACCGGACCAACCGGGCCGACCGGTGTTGGAGGCGCCACAGGCCCGTCTGGTGGACCGACTGGCGACGTTGGCCCGACTGGTGCAACAGGCTCCACAGGAGTCACAGGGCCTACGGGCGGCTCAGGAGCTACTGGGCCAACCGGAGCTGGAGGTCCGACAGGGCCTTCTGGTGGTCCAACCGGTGCTACCGGCCCAACAGGCGCACAAGCTGCATCCGCGATTGGACTCATCCTCGCACTGTCATAGGTGATTCATGGCTGCCCCCAACATCGTCGGACCCACGACCATCACTGCGAAGACCGCGTACTTGTCCGCGGTCACGGGCGCCACTGGCACGGTGCTGCTCAACAACGCCGCCAGCTCGGGCAAGGCGCTGCAGGTGCAGTCGCTCTACGTGGCCAACGTCGACGGGTCTCTTAACTGTGATGTGACGGTGAAGCTGCACAGCCAAGATGACGGCGGCGGCACCGGTCACGCTATCTGCTCGACAGTAACTGTCCCGGCCGACGCCACGCTCGTCGTCGTCAGCAAGGACACGACGATCTGGCTTGAGGAGGATCGGTCGATTGTGGTTACGCCATCGGCGTCGAACGACCTCGAGTTCGTGTGCAGCTATCTGGAGATTTCTTGACGCTATGGGGCGCATACCAGGCGGGTACATCGGGATCGGTCCGCCAGCCCCCAGCACGTCGAGTGCTGTTGGTGTTTGGCCGCTGCACTTGCACTACTGGTACAAGCGCAACTCGATGTGGCCGCCGTCTAATGCAACCGATCAAGACTTCAGTAGCGTGTCGCTGCTGTTGCACATGGACGGCTCCAACGCCAGCACGACATTCACGGACTCGTCGTCCAACGCGTTCTCCGCGACGGCCAACGGCAACGCACAGATCAGCACGACCCAAAGCAAGTTTGGCGGCGCCAGTGGCAAGTTCGACGGCAGCGGCGACTACGTGCAGATCACGTCGGCCACCGCGCTCGAACTAGGGTCCGGCGATTTCACGATCGAGCTGTGGTACTACCACGACGGTGGCAATCAGACATACGCCGGACTGGTCGGCAAGGGTCCTGTAGGAAGCACCCCATCGGACGCGTGGACGCTGGAATTTGGTGGGAGTGGGATCATTTTCGTGCCTTGGGCTGCAAGCACCGAAACGGTCACAACGACTGAGCCCACCCAGAACGCATGGCACCACGTCGCCGTCACACGCAGCGGATCGACACTGCGGCTTTTCATTGACGGCGTGCAGTCTGCGTCGAACACCGTGTCGTTTACGGTCAGCACCAACAACAGCGGGCCGCTCGTGATCGGTGGCGGTGCGTTCGCTCCGTCGACACGATCGTTTTCGGGATACATCGACGACCTCCGCATCACCAAAGGTGTCGCTCGGTACACGGCAGGGTTCACGCCACCCACGGCAGCGTTCCCCGACTCATGATCCTCGTCACCGGCGGAGCCGGTTTCATCGGCAGCCACGTCGTCGACCAGCTGCTTGCGGGCGGCCACGAGGTCGCCGTGCTCGACGACCTGTCGACCGGCAGCCGCGGCAACGTGCCGCCAGGCGTTGCGGTGCACGTGGTCGACGTGCGGGATGCCGCCAACGTCGAGCGGGTCGTCCGAGAGGTGCGACCGACAGCCATCTGCCACCAGGCTGCGCAGATCAGCGTGAGTCGGTCGGTGCGAGACGTGGCATTCGACGCCGAGGTCAACGTCGTCGGGCTGATCAACGTCGTCTCCGCTGCCGTACGGAATGACTGCCGGCGGATCGTCTTTGCGTCGTCCGGTGGCGTCGTCTACGGCAACGTGCGCGAGCCGGCCGTCGAGGAGGCCGTCCGAGACCCGGTCAGCCCGTACGGTTTGGCCAAACTCACGGCGGAGCGGTACCTGGCGTGGCACGCACACTGGTACCACATGCAGGCCGTGGCGCTGCGGTACGCGAACGTCTACGGGCCACGGCAGAACCCGCACGGCGAGGCCGGCGTGGTGGCGATCTTCTGTCGGGCGGCGATGGAGGGGCGGCCGTGCCAGATCCACGGCGTCGGCAGCCAGGTGCGGGACTACGTGCACGTGCGGGACGTGGCGGCAGCCAACGTGCTGGCACTGACTGCAGAGCTGCCATACGGCAGGCTTTTCCCGGCCAACGTGGGCACCGGCGTGGGCACGAGCGTGGCCCAGCTCGAGCAGCTGGTGCGGGGAGAGGTCGAGGCCGTCACGGGCCGTGGCCTGCCGCCGCCGGTGCACGGCAATCCACGAGCCGGCGACCTGGGCAGTAGCCTGGTCGACGCAGCCTTCGCCGAGCACCTGCTGGGCTGGCGGCCGGCCGTCACCTTGGCCGCCGGCATCCGCGAGACGGTACGGCACGCTGCCGTCCACGCGGCTGCCTGACCCCCTCTGCCGCCTGCCGGCCGCGGGTCACGATGGCGGCATGGTGGAGCACCTGGCCGGGCTTTTGCAGCACGCCTTCTACTGCGACGAGATCGCCGCCGGCCGCCGCGCGGCCGAGCAGCTGCTGGCCGTGCCAGGCCTGGCGGTCGAGACCGAGCAGCTCGCCCGCAGCAACCGCGCGTGGTACACGCCGCTTTTGTCCGAGCTGGTGCCAGCGGTGCGGCACGTCAGGATCGCCGTGGAGGCTGTGCACGACGGGTGGTCGACCTTTAACCCGACGATCGCGGTCGTGGCCGGCGACCTGATCGGCATCGTGCGGTCGAGCAACTACCAGATCGTCGACCATCAGTACCGGATGCCCGAGGCGGACGGCGGCGTCATTCGCACCGAAAACATCCTCGTCAGGTTCAACGAAGACCTCGGCGTCGTCAGTCAGCGGCACATCGTCGCCCCGGAATACCCGACGAGCGGCTACCCGGTGCACGGCCTCGAGGACTGCCGGCTGCGGCATACCGAAACCGGTCTGGGCGTGTCGGCGACCGTGCGCAACGCGGCACCGTGGACAGACGGCCGCTGCCGGATCGCCACGGCGGACCTCGACATCCGCTCTGCGACCATGTCCGGTCTGCGAGTGCTCGACAGCGTCTCGACGCAGCAGCACGAGAAAAACTGGATGCCGTTCCTCGCGGCTCCCGGCGGATGGCTCTACGGCTGCCACCACGACGGCCACCTAGTGACCGTCGACGCCAATCCCGAGCTGCCGGGCGGCTACGTGCTGTCGAGGCGCGGTGCGACGACGCCGCTGGCCAAGCGGTTCCGCGGCGGGTCGCAGCTCGTGCCGTTCCGCGACGGCTGGCTCGGGTGCGTGCACGAGGTGTGCTACGTCGGATCGCAGCGTGTGTACGAGCATAGGTTCATTTGGCTCGACGCCGGCCTGCGGCTCGCGCGGGTCTCGCCCTGGTTCTCGTTCCGCGAGCTGCGGGTGATCGAGTTCGCCGCCGGCCTCGCCGTCCAGGGCGACCGCGTGATCGTGTCCTACGGCGTGCACGACGCGGAGGCGTGGGTGTGCGAGCTGCCGGCCGCCGCCGTCTGGGAGGTGCTCGATGCTACCGAGTAGGGAGCAGGTGCTGGCAGCCTTGGTCGACGTCTGGCGGCCTGGCGACTGGTTTCGCCTGACGGACGAGGCCGCCGGCCACTACGTCAACAAGGCTGCCGTGTGTGCCGAGTTCGCACCGGGCAGCGTGATCGAGATCGGCACCCGAGCCGGCTACTCGCTCGCGGCGTTCGCCGTCGCGGCACCGATGGCACGGTACCTCTGCATCGACGGCGGCCTCGACGAAGACTCGCCCGAGTGCCTGCGGCACTGGCACGCCGTCCGAGCCCGCCGCGGCATCGATGCCCAGCTCGTCGTCGTGGACACGCAGCACGTCCGCGAGCTGCCACGGGCGGACTTTGCCCACGTCGACGGCGACCATTCCTACCAGGGCGCCCTACGGGACCTGCGGCTGGTCGCTGCGTGCCCGGCCATCCTGGCGGACGACTGCGACAACCCGCAGGTGCGGCGGGCGGTGCTCGAGTTCCTCGACCAAGCCAAACGGCCTGCCAGATGGATCGACGACGGCCTGCGGCAGTGTGCGGTGATCACATGACGCTTGACGACCAGCTCGAGCAGCGTGACGGCTTGTGGTGGCCGGCGGCCGACCGCGGCTGCTGGGACTGGATGCACATGGCGGCCGGCCTGCCGGATCGCGTCATGCGGCACGTCAGCCAGTGGCGGTCGGTGGTGGTGGCCGGCGCGAATGCCGGGTTCTACGTGGCGGCCTACGCGTCACGGTTTGGGCAGGTGCTGGCGATCGAGCCGCACCCGCTCAACTTCCACGCCTTGGTGCGCAACTGCCAGCAGCCAAACGTCGTCAAGGTGCAGGCCGCGCTCGGCATCGACCGCGAGCCGGTGTCGATGCGGGTGGACCACGACGGCAACTGCGGCGGCTACTACTGCCAGCCGGGCGGCTTGATCCCGACGCTCAGGCTTGACGACTTCGCAGCACAGGTCGACTGCCTGCACTTGGACGTGGAGGGCTACGAGCTGCAGGCGTTGCAGGGTGCGGAGGTGACCGTGTCGGTTCACAGGCCGGCGGTGGTCGTCGAGACGATCGGCAACGAGACGCGCTACGGCCACACGGCCGCCGACGTGCACGCGTGGTTCACGGCACACGGTTACGCCGTCGCGGAGCGGCTGCCGCACGACACCATCTACACGTGGGGCGGCTCGTGAAGATCGGTATCTACGCGCTCGCCAAGAACGAGGAGTCCCACGCGATCGACTGGGCCGAGTCGACCGACGGCGCCGACGTGGTGATCGTCACGGACACCGGGTCGACCGACTCGACCCCGCAGAGGCTGCGGTCCTGCGGCATCACGGTGATGACGGGCAACGTGATCCCGTGGCGGTGGGACGACGCGCACAACCTGTCGCTGTACCACCTGCCGGACGACGTGGACGTGTGCGTGCGGCTGGACCTCGACGAGCGGCTGCAACCCGGGTGGCGGGAGGCGATCGAGCGGGCGTGGACTGGCAACGTCAACAACCTGCGGTACCGGTACGTGTGGTCGTGGAAGTCACCCGGCGTGCCCGGGCTGGTCTTTCTCTCGGACCGCGTCCACGCCCGCCGCGGGTTCCGGTGGTCGGCACCGACGCACGAGGGGCTCGTGTGCTGGTCAGGCGAGAAGGTGCAGGCCGTTGCCGACGGTCTGGAGATCCATCACCACCGGACGCCTGGCAAGCGGCACAAGACGGACCTCGAGCTGCTCGAGGTGGCCGTCCGCGAGGCACCGCACGACGCCCGCGCTCACTGGTACCTCGCCCGCGAGCAGGAGTGGGTCGGGCACCCGGCCGCCGCGGCGACGTTCGCACACTACCTCGGCCTGCCGGGCACGCCTACGGAGCGGTCGTACGCATACCGCGCCCTGTACCGGCTGACGCAAGACGAGCGGCATCTGCACCGGGCAGCCTACGAGGCGAAGGCGGAGCCCGACGCGTGGCAGCAACTCGCGTGGGTGCACTACCAGCGGCAGGAGTGGCAGGAGTGCCTGACGTTCGCCGAGGCGGCCATGCAGGCCACTGGTGAGTCAACGCACGCCACCGACCCGGACGCTGTGACCAAGGCCTACGACCTGGCTGCCGTGGCTGCCTGGAATCTAGGCAAGCACCCACAAGCCCTGCGGTACGCCCGCGAGGCTGTGCGACGATGCCCGGACGACCCGCGGCTCGTGAAGAACGTGGAGCAGATCGAGGCCCATGAGCACGCTGCTTGATTTAGCCGACGCCGTGCGGTCAGGCCTCGACGCGACGACGCTGTCGTCGGTCGCCACACAGCCGAGCGTGGTGCGACTGAATTGGCCCGAGTACGAGATCGAGGAACTGGCCGACGCCGTGCTCGTGGTGTCGCCTGGTGCCGTGACCATTAATCGCGTCAACCGCACCAACCATGAGTACACGTACGCAATCAACGTATTCGTCGCAAGGCACACGCCAAACGAGGAAACCGCCGACGACATGTACGAGCTGGCCGAAGAAGTTATTGACGTGCTGAGGTCGCACGTCTGGCCTGCCGGCGTCACGTTCCCGACGGGCGTGACATCGCCGTCGTCTGTCGAAATGGAGGTCAACCCGGACCAGGCCCTACAAGAGCGCAACGTCTGGCGGGCCGTGATCACAGCCAGCTACATCGTATTCCGTGCGGTCAACACGTAATGGCGAGCATTTCGCAGCTGACCCGCGGTGGCTCCTTCACGCCCCTGCCAGGCGGTGGGTTCAAGTTCACGCTCGACCTGCCCAAGAGCAAGTTCAAAATCCAGAACGAGCGCATTCGACGCAAGGTCGGCGAGGCTCGCGCCAAAGCGTTGACCAGAGTCGGCGCCATTGTGATGCGTCGCACCCAAGGTGCGATGTCCAACCGTGTGCCGCGCAAGCGACCTGTCAACGTCACGGTTGGTACCCGGTTCAACCTTAAACTGGTCGCGCTCGTCAACCGCGTGCCACTGTCGGACAAGGTGACCAGCTGGAAGACCACCCGCAATCCCAAAGGAATGCTGTTGTCGGATATTCAGTTCGACTACGACAGAAGATCCGAGTCGGTCGTTGTCGGGCCGGCCAAGTTTCCAAAACTCAACGCGCTGGTCGAGCGTGGCGGGTCTTCCAGACGCTGGTTTAAGCCGATCCCCAAAAGCGGAAGAGGCCGGGTGTACGGCGTGCTGACCAACACGCCGCCAAAAGAGGGCTCGTCCAAGAGACGGAGCCGTGACGGCAGGCGACGGACAATGACAGGCGCCTACTCATTCAAGATCCGCATCAAGCGCAGGCAGTACATGCAGAAGGGCCTCAAGCTGGCGCAGCCACGCATTGAGAAAGAGTTCCGCGACCAGATCCGCGGCCCCTAGTCGTCCACACCCCCTGCGATCCAGCACGGCGACGGTCGTAGTCTGACAAACACCGCCACGGGAGGATTCGATGGCTGTAACTCTTGGCAAGGACGTGACCGTCACCGGTCTGACAGGTGCTCGGTCCATCACGATCAACAACGCGGCCAACGAGGTCGAGTGCACGTCGTTCGCCGACGGGTCCGCTGGCTTTCGCAAGTACAAGAAGACCTTGATCGAGCAGACGATCGAGGTCGAGTGCGTCGACGACCCAGGCGTCAGCGTGGGCGCGTCCTTTACGCTGGACCACACCAACCTCAAGACGGCAGACACGATCGAGTTTCTGGTCACGAACGTGGCTCGCTCGGAGCCGCTCGACGGAATCAAAACGTTCACCGTGTCCGCGACGCGGTACAAGACCCAGTCCTGATACAGAGGGTGAATAGATGGCCATCGATCTTGGCAAGGACTCCGCAGCTCCTCCGTTTGGCTTGGACATCATCTCGGCGACGTTCACCGAAGAGTGTGAGGCCGTCGATGTCAGCAATCGCAGCAACATCAGCGGCGCAACCGGCGGAGCCGGCTATCGCGCATTTGATGCCGGATTCAAAACGCAGACGTGGGAGATCGAGTGCCACGACGTGACTGGCGTGGTCGCGTCGCTCGAGAGCAACTCGCTCACGAGCAATTTCATGATCGTGTCTGTAACCGAGAACGCGGCGATCGACGGCCCAGTGACCTACACCATTACCGCTCGGCGGGGGTGAGGCTTGGCTATTACGCTCGGCAAAGATGCCACCCTGACGGTGGGAACGAGCGTCACGAGCGTGCGCAACGTCGAGTGGACCGCCACTGCGCGTACGCTCGACGTCGAGGAATACGGCTCCCGGTATGCCACAGCCTATTCCACGGGCTGGGACGCTTCTGTCTCATTCGAGGTGCTGGAGTCCTCCGAGTGCCAGCTAGCCAGGCTGACGGCAGGTGAACTGGTCGCCATAAGCGGCGGCGTCGGCAGTTGGTCCTTCGACGCAATCATCACCAGCGTGTCCGAGTCCAATCCGCTCGACGGTGTGACCAGCTACCAAGTGGAAGCTCGCATGACGAGGGCTAGTCTGAGGTAACCATGCAAGAGTTCAAGGACGACGAGGGCCGGCCGTGGAGACTCGCACTTACAGTGCTTGCTGCGCTACGCGTGCGAGAGATGGTCACTGTCACGGTCGACGAGCTGAACGCAGAGGGGATGCCGACCGGCAAAAAGCTGACCAAAGCATTTGACATCGTCGACATCGCATCAATCGCACAGACGCTGCAGGTCCTTCGCAGCCAGTACGCCACGACTGGCGAGGTGCTCTACGCGATCCTGGTTGCACAGGTCGAGGATCGCAAACTGACCAAGGAGCAGTTTTTGGACGGACTGCGTGGTGACTGCCTTGACGCAGCGACCAAGTCGCTCGAGGAGGAACTGATCAGTTTTTTCCCCCAACGCCTCCGTCGGATGGTCGCAACTCTCGCCCGCAAAATGCAGGAAATCACGGGCGAGCTGCTGGACCAGGCGGAGGCGAATCTGGCAACGATGGTCACGACAGTCAAGTCTGGAGAACAATCTGGGAAGCTGCCGGCATCCTCGGAGTGCACCCAGGAGACTGGACACTCCGACAGCTCATCGCCGCCCGCACGGCGCGGCTGGAGCACGACTGGTGGCACACGGCCAACCTCATCTGCTTGTACCACAACAATCACCGTGGAAGAGGCAAGCCCGCACGAAAACCTCATGACTTCCACCCCTTCGTGAGTCGGCCAGCCGCCAGACAGGCTACGCCCGAGGAGATCGCCGCACTATTCGGCCCTGACTGGCACAAGGTGAGAACATGAGTGCTTCAGCAGTCCGGATGGGTCGTGCGTTCGTCGAGATCGGCGCGGACGCGTCGAAGCTCTACGGCACGATCGCCCAGGTCAACAAGCGCATCGGCCAAATGGGGGCGAACCTGCGGCAGGTCGGCGGCCAGATGGCGGCCGCCGGTGCCGCACTAACCGCTCCCGTCGTCGCCGCCGTCGGCGCGGCATCGCGGTTCGAAGACGTGCTCCTGTCGATGCGTGCGTCGACCGGTGCGACTGCCGAGCAGCTCGACGCTGTGCGAGCGGCTGCCATGACCATGAGTGCAGCTCTCGGCATCGGGCCGACGCAGGCGGCTCAAGGATTTTTGGAGCTGCTCAAGGCGGGCGTGTCGCTCGAGCAGGTTCTGGGCGGTGCCGGCCAGGCCGCCGTGCAGTTCGCGAAGGTCGCACAGATGGACGTGGCGTCGGCGGCAGTCGTGATGGCCGACGCGATGAACGTGTTCGGTGTCACAAGTGCCAAGGCCGCCGACACGCTCTCCGCTGCCGCAGACGCTTCAAGCACGTCGATCGAAGGCATAGCGCTGGCGATGTCACAAGTCAGCGCCGTAGCCGGCCTCGCCAACCAATCCATCGAGGACACGTCGGCGGCGCTTGCGCTCCTGGCAAACGCCGGCATCAAGGGTTCCGATGCAGGCACGTCGCTCAAGACGATGCTGCAACGGCTTATGGCTCCCGCCGACGAAGCCGTTGACGCGCTCGCAAGACTCAACCTCACGGTCGATTCATTTCGCGACGCCGAAGGCAAGATGCTGCCAATGGTGCAGATCATCGGCCGGCTCAATCAGGCCATGGCCGGCATGGACCAAGCGGCCAAGGACGACGTCTTCCGGCAGATCTTCGGATCGGATGCAATCCGTGCCGCGGCGGTGCTGACCACGGCAGGTGTCGATGGCTTTGCGGCGATGCGCGATGGCATGGCTGGCGCGCTGTCGGTTGCCGACAAGTTCGGAGTCACGATGGGCGGATTGAGCGGCACGGGCCTCGGGCTGTTGGCGTCGCTCGAGCGACTTGCCATCGCCATTGGATCAGCCTTGTCGCCATCGCTGACGCAGGCGTTTGTGACGCTGTCGCGGTTCGCCGAAGGCGCGGCGGCATTTGTGTCGAACAATCAAGAGACGATCGCACTGGTCGCACAGCTCACGGCTGGATTTATCGGCTTGAGCGTGGCGATCTACGCCGTTGGCGGCGGCCTTGCTGTGGTCTCCGCGACGGTGAGCGCGCTCATGTCGCCGATCGTGCTCATACCTGCACTGATCGCCGCTGCGGTAGCTGGTCTGGTCGCTTTTACCGGAAATTGGTCTGCACTAAGCGACGCAGTCGCCGACGCCGACCTCGTCGGTGCCGTCGAGGTGGTGATAAACAGCATCTTGAACATTTTCACGATGGCCGGCACGCAGCTGTACGTCGTGTGGGATCAGATGTGGAGCAATGTGGTGCAGTCAGCAAACACCGTCGGCGCTGTGCTCACGGGCATCATGGATAACATCTTGAACGGAATCATGGCGTCCTGGGATGCCATGGTGGCGACCGTGCAAAAGTCATGGAATTACGTGCAGTCTTTTCTGCAAAAGGGCTACGACCTTGCCAAAGAAAACGAAAAGGTCGACAGCGAGATGGCGGCTAGGGCCAGACAGCGCGAACAGGACCGGCCAGGCGTGGCAGGCAGGATGGCTCAGGCTGACAAGGAGAATCAACAAACTGCGGCCGACTCCGACCGTCGTGTGAGAGCGGCTCAAGATGCCGCACAGGACAAGGTTCAGGAGCGCGCGGACAGTGTCGAGCGACGCCGACAGCAGCGAGAAGCCGACAGAAAGGCCGCTGCAGAGGCCAGGAAGCCAGCACCAGGGGCCGAGCCGGCGCCAGCGTCGAATCCGGCACGCGACGCGGCCAATCGTCAGGCCGAGGACCTGTCGAATCCGAGCGTGGCTGCCGACTCACAGCCGGCCGACGCTTCGGCCATGCAAGCCGGAATGCAAAACGAGGAACGCAGTCGCACGGACATAGCCGGCACGTTTTCGGCTGCTGCGATCGGCGGCCTCGGCGTCGGATCAAGCCTTTCGCAGCGCCAGATCGACCTGCTTACGGCCATTGACAAGGGCATAGTCAAGCTGGTCGACCAAGGCACAGACGCAGTCGCAACGTAGGTAGAGCCATGCCGACATACACATGGGTCGAGGACCGCGCAAGCCGGTCGGCGACCATCCATCGACTCAACAGGCGTTCGCAAAACACGTACAAAAAGTCGTGGAAAATATTTGGCACTGACGACGACCTTGCGGTGCACGCAGACGTCAATTTGACGCTGTGGACCACCTACATGTTCTGGGAATACCCCGGGCAGCCGCTGAACAGGCTGCAAGCCGAGAGCTACACGCTTGAGTACCTCGGCGACAAGGCGTGGCAGCTGACGGTGACCTACGTCAGCCGAGGCGCGGACGATGACACGCAACCCCAACCGATCCGTCGGTCGAGGTCCTTCGACACCAGCGGCGCAACGACGCACATTTCGCAGCAGCCGTCGTATGGTGCTGGCTCAGCCCTTGGCGGCCGCACCACGTCGCAAGAGAAGCGATACCCAGTCGGTGGAGACTCGCCGGCACCAGACCAGCAAGGCGCAATCGGCGTCGACGGCGACACTGTCCAAGGCGTGGACATTGTCGTCCCCGCGCTCCAATGGACTGAAAACTATGACGTGCCGCACCAGTACATCACTGACGATTACGTCAAGATCGTGTCCAGCTTGACAGGCACTACGAACAACCAGGCTTTTCGTAGCTTCCGGGCCGGCGAGGTCTTGTTTATGGGGGCGAACGGCTCACAGGATTGGGACGAGGACAAGGGCAATAGTCCGTGGTCGCTCTCGTTCAAGTTTGTGGCGTCACCAAATGCAGACGGCACGACGCTGCCGACCCTCACCATTGGCAGCATTACTGGCATTGAGAAAAAGGGCCATGAGTACCTGTGGGTGAGGTACTGGGATCAAGTGGTCGACGCGACGTTGTTAAAGCGGCCCACGCACGTGTACGTCAATCAGGTCTACCCCGAGGCCGACTTTAGTTTGCTTGGAATCGGAGTCACCTAGTGCCTACTCGTCGTGACGGCCGGGTCGAGCCAGGGCAGCCTGTGCGGACGGCGTTTTCGGCCGGCGCGTGGAACCGCGCGCAGGATGCGGCGGACGTCGTGCTGGGCCAGCGCGACGGGTTCGACGCAGATGGCCCGATCTATGGCAGCGCCCCGTACACGGCACTGCCGTGCAAAAACGTCAGCGGCCAGACCGTGCCACGCTGGGGCGTGCTGGCGATCACCGGGCTGGAGGTCGCACCAACCGGCGTTACTGGGCCGGCCACGGCCCAGTACGAGCAATCACCTGTCTTGAGGGGCAGCACGCCAACCACCTCGACCAACGATTTGTTCGGCGTCGCCGTGGAGCCGATCGCGAATAACGCAATCGGCAGGCTGGCTGTGGATGGCCTTGTTCAGGTCAAGCTCGAGGTCCGCAACGCGGCAGATGCCACGGCCGGCCCGAAGGCGTCGACGGCCGAGCTGCAGAGCGGCGGAAACGGTGCGGCCATCATTTACAAGGAGTCCGGGACTGGTGCGAACAAATGGGCACTGGTGCGGATTGGCGCAGGGAGGGGCACCGTGCGACTGGGAACCGTCTCCGCAACGTGGAACAAAGGCGCCACTGCCACGGTGACGCAACAAGCCGGCGACGGCACGGCGCTATCACCTGCAACCACGTTCACGGCAACCAACTACTTTGCCACCGTCACCGTATCCAGCGGCACGCGGCGGGTGGCGTGTGCGTTGATTGACAGCACGTGGGTATTGATTGCGGCGGAGTGTGCGTGATGCTGGGCAGTTCGTGCAATCCTTGTTGTGCCGGCTGTGTCGTGCCGCCGTTTCCAGATTCCATAGAGATTGACATCACGCGTAACTCGTCTGCCTACGGAAGCGTGGTGTTTGGCACTAACTATACAAGCGGGCAAACGTACTATTCTTCTGGTGCGTTAATGTATCCGCCTGACGGGTTGTTTTCGTTGTCGCCAGTAGCGGTAACGGCCACAACTGCGGAATACACGTACACGAACAGCGAATTGTCGCTTCGCGTGTTCATGCAAAACCCTGTCGGTCAAATCCAACAAGGCATCGGACTGACTATCCAGGCAAATGTTGTTCGTGTCAAAACAGTGCCAGGTTCCACACCGCCGACGCAGGAAGAACTAAGCAACGCCAACTGGTCCAGTGGATGTGGTGGCACGTTCGCGCTCACGCACACCCCGCCTCTCGCACTTGGAGGCATTACCTACCAGTACGATTTGTTGGAATGTCCTCAGATTGGAATGTTTCCAATAACTCAAGCTGTCAACCGCGGGTGCCTAGCAGGTCTGTACTCACAGACTGTGCTTGCCTTAAATCAAACTGGAGCCGGTAGCGGCCGCGGGTGCTACGCGGCGGGGTGCGCGTTTCCCGCTGAGTACCAATACGCCGCAGTCCCGTCATCTAGTGGCGTCTCCGTCGCAAGTCTGTCTCCGCCGCGGCAGGGAGGCGCTTTTAGTGGTGTTCTGACCGATGACCTGAACATACACCGTAACGGGCAGCCGTTGTATAAGTTTTCGGAGTCCGGAATTTTGGTGTTTAACAGTGTGGGTTATGTATCGTCAACGGTGGATACCGTTCAGTTTGTGTACGGCACCAACCGAGAAGACGTGTTTCCGGCCGTTGGAAACAACGCGTGCTCGTCGCTTGCTCAGGGTGTTCCTAGTTTCAGTTCACAGCCACCGTGCCCATGAGCGACTGTGTTTATACAGATGGCCGATGTAGCGCGTGTGGCGTTGCCATGGCGACACCGCGGCTTAAGCGTAATTGTGTACCAGCAAGCAGTGACCGCCGGGCGGCACTATTTTTACAATGGCCTGCGTGCCTCGCCGGTTCATCGCTCAAGTCACTTTTGTCTGGTTTTCCTTTTTACATCAGCCACGTGTCGGAGTGCTCTTGCCGCGCCCGTGCCGCACAGATGGACGCCAAAGGCTGCGAGTGGTGCGAGGCGAACATTGACACCATCGTCGGCTGGCTCCGCGAAGAAGCGGAAAAACGCGGCCTGCCGTTTCTCGACGTGGTCGGCCGCTTGCTCGTGCGACGTTCCATACGCAACGCCAGACGCGCCGCCAGCAACGCTGGCAACACGGTTTCCTGACACGCCACACCCGGGGCTGGCCGCCGCCCATCTCAGGTAGGGTGGTGTCATGGCGAGGCGACAGCGGACGATCGAGATCGCCGGTGCCAAGTGGCACATCGTTCGGGCGCGGCTGCGCAATCTCTACGGCCTGTGCGACTACGCCACGCGCACGATCCAGGTCGACTCCCGCCTGACCGGCACCGACTACCTCGACACGCTCCTCCACGAGCTGATCCACGCGAGGTGGCCCGACATCTCGGAAGAGTCTGTGTCCGAGTTTGCCGGCATGCTCACGACCGTCCTCGAGCAGGAGGGCTTCCGACGTGACGAGTGAGGACACGCCGTCGATCATCGACCAGGTGCTCGCCGTCGCAGCGAACAAAGGCCCCGGGTACGCGCCGTGGTACATGCGGCTGCCGGAGGCCGACCTGCGGCAGCTCGAGGAGCTGCGTGATCGGTGGCGTGTCGGCCAGGTACCAATGCACAAGCGGGCGCTCGCCCGTGCCATCGTCACCGTGTGCCAAAAGCTCGGCCACGACATCTGCGGCATCCAAGGAGTCGAGGCGTGGATCGGACGACGAAGCCACTAGCCGACGCCGTCCTGGCCGAGGCGGCAGCCGACGTGCCGTCGGGCAAGGACGCCGAGCAGATCACGCAGCGCACCGACGGAGACACCGTCGAGGCCCGCAGCGTCTCGCGCACGATCCGCACGGTCGAGGACTTGCTAGCGCACATCGAGGCCGACATGACCAAGTACGAGGTCGCGGCGTCAGAGGCCACGAAGTGGGAGGGCATGTCCGTCGACCGGTCGAGCGGCCAGCCGGTGGTGACCGAGCTGTTTCGCGTGTTCGTGCGGCTCAAGCCGCGACCCGGCCCGGGCGTGCGTGAGGTCGTCGAGGCGATGATCGCAGCGGCCAGCCGCGACATCGTGCGGCCGACCCGGCCGAAGGCCAAGGTCGTCAAGGGCGACCGCTGGGCGGTGCTCGTGATCGCGGACCCGCACTTCGGCAAGTACGCGTGGGCTCGCACGACAGGCCAGCAAGACTACGACGTGGGCATCGCGGCCACGCTCATCCGCCAGGCGTCGCAGGAGCTGCTGTCGATCGCCGCATCCATGCGTCCGAGCCGGCTGACAGTGGCCACGCTCGGTGACGTGTACCACTACGACACGCCGAGCGGCACCACGACGAGCGGCACGCCGCTCGAGCGGGACGGCCGGCTCCAGAAAATGATCGAGGTAGGCACCGACGAGCTGCTGCGGGTCGTGGACCTGGCCGGCGACATCGCCCCGACCGACACGCTCACCGTTCACGGCAACCACGACGAGACGCTGACCTGGGCGTGGCTGCGGATCCTCCAGGAGCGGTTTCGCAGGGACCGCAGGGTGCGGGTCGAGGACACGTTCACGCCCCGCAAGTACCTGCACCACGCCGGCAACCTGCTCGGCTTCTGCCACGGCCACCGGGCCAAAAAGCGTTTGCCGCAGCTCATGGCGCTCGAGGCGGCGGAATTGTGGAGCCAGTGCCCCTACCGGGAGATCCACACCGGGCACTACCACCAGCAATCCGCCGAGTGGAGCCGGCCGATCGAGACGATCGACGGCGTGCTCGTGCGGGTGGCTCCTGCCCTGTGTCCGCCGGACGAGTGGCATGCACAGCAGGGCTTCGTGGGCAACAGGCAGGCGATGGAGCTGTTCGTGTACGAGCGCGGCGGCGGGCTGTCGAGCATGCACGTATCTGGACCACCACCAGGAGGACGACGGTGACACTGGACGATGACAACGCTGCCCTGCGGGCGGCCGTGACGGCACGACACGAGGGCATGGCAGCGTCGCTGGCGGGCTGTCCGCCGGCGCAGGCCGCGGCGGCGAGCGTGCTGTCGGACCCGGCGCCCTGTTGCGACGGCGGCCGCACGATCCCGGTGGACTACATCCTGCGAGGCGAGGCCGAGCTGCGTGCGGCGGCCGCCGGCTGGAAGCAGACAGTCGAGGACGCCAAGCCGGCACGGCTCGCACGCGAGGCTTCGCTGCGCCCGGGCTCCGCCGAGTTTCTCGCCGTGCTCGACGAGCTGCGTGATCTGCACCTGCGCAAGACGCTCGACTACGGCGTCGACGAGGACGCGTTGTCAAACATTCGCACGAGCGCCGACTACGTGCACGTGCCGGCGTGGGCCGGCTGCGTCATCCGGCTGGCGGACAAGATGCACCGCCTGCGGGCCTACTTTCGCCGTGGCAAGGTGGAGTTCGACGGCATACCTGACACGCTTCTGGACATGGCCGCCTACAGCATCATCGCCCTGGTTCTGTACCGCGAGTCCGAGCGTCCATAACCCCTGCCGACCGACCGCCGTCCTGCCGTACCGTGACGGCATGGAGGACGGCAGCGTGATCGCGCACTACAGGCACCGCAGCGGCCAACGCGAGGCGATCCCGTCGCCGTCCGACGCTCTGTCGCTGGCCGCGGTCTACACGCCGACGCAGCAGACGTGGGGCAAGCTCACGTCGAAGAAGCCAGCCAGGCTGTCGCCCGAGGACATCGCCCTGGCCGCGTTCCGGTTGGGCGTCAAGCCCGCGGTCGCCCGTCAGGCCATCGAGATGGGGCTTTTCGATGGCTGACACACTCACTGCGACGATGCGGACCGTGATGATCTGGGACCGCACGGTCGACCAGGACATCGGCACGACCGTGTCTGCGAAGACGGACCAGAACACCTACGCGATCACCGACGGCAGCGGCAGCCGGCAGGCAGACCTGGTCTACGCCGCGAACCGCACGATCGCCGCCAACACGCTCGAAGAGATCGACCTGCGCGCGATCACGCAGACCACGCTCGGCGTGACCGTGAACTACGACTTCCGCCAGTTGCGGCTGGTGCGCGTGGTCAACAACGAGACGACAAGCGGTCGCAAGATCCGCGTCGGCTGCGACCCGGGCCGGCCGAGCGTCGCCTACGCGTCCGAGATCGGGCCGGGCTCCGAGTGGTTTTCAATCAATCACGTCAACGCCTGGCCGGT